TGGGTACAGACAATCACCGGCGTCGTTGATGCTGAAAAGTGGAAACAGTGTGCTGATCCAGAAGTGGATCTGGATGTCGAGAAGCTGACATGGTTGGCCATCGATGTTTCACCGGATCGGAAAAATTGCGCTTTGGTTGGAGCTCAAAAACTTGGGCAAGAAACATTTGTGGTCAAGCTGCTTCACACTTGGAAAAATGATGGGCATTTAGATGATCGAGCTGTGGCCAATGATGCCGCTCACTATTGCCGCAAATATCCCATCGAGCATTTGCTATTTTCACAGAGGGCAGCCGGCTCCATTGCGGCCCGGCTCAAGCCCGCCGGGATTCCGATCCTTGACATGGATCCCCGGTATCCTCAAAGCTGTGATGAGCTATTGGGTGCGATTGATTCGGGTCGGCTACGCCATAGCAATTCGAGCGAGCTTTCAGCGCAGATACTTTCAGCTGTCAAATTCCCACGCGGTGACGCTGGATGGGTAATTGGCCGGCGCGGTCAGGCGATTGTCTGCGCTGCCGTTGCCACAGCTATGGTCACGCATTTTGCGACACGCCCAGAGGCCGAAATCGACATTCTGGTGGGTTGATGCTTGACAATTGAGAAAATTCTGGCATGGGGTTATTTGATCGAAGAACAAAGCTTGATGCTGTCGCGCCGATGCATGGTGCTGATGTAGCTGCACAAATTGGCCCGGCTCCGACCCTCGATGCATTTTATCCATTTGGCGGCGCGGATTATTTAGCAAGCCGCGAAGAAGCGATGAGCGTTCCGGCAATTGCCAGAGCAAGAAACATGATTTGCAATTCGATTGCAACAATTCCAATGATTACACGCGAAAAAGCAACCGGCATGACAGTCGATCAGCCGGTGGTCATAAATGATCCGGACAAGCGCGTCCCCGGTGCTGCATCATGGTGCTGGGCTGCCGAAGATTTGTTATTTGTGGGATTTAGTTATTTTCAAGTGATTGATTTATTTGCCGATACACAGCGCATCCGACAAATGTGGCGCGTTGCTCCGAATCGTGTTGGCGTTTTTCTAAACACTAACGGCACTCAAATTGAGTATTACACAGTGGATGGAATTCGCGTTCCAGATTCTGGCGTGGGATCGCTCATTGTTTTTTACGGCAACGATGAAGGATTGTTAAATCGAGCTGGTCGCACAATTCGCGCCGGTGCTGAATTGGAACGGGCAGCGGCAATGTACGCCCGCGAACCGGTTCCATCGATGGTCTTGAAATCAAACGGAACAGCATTGCCAGCTGATCGCATTGCAAAATTGCTCGATGCCTGGGGTGCAGCTCGCCGAAATCGCGGCACCGCGTTTTTGAATGCAGATGTCGAATTGACAACAGTCGGCTTTACTCCCGAACAAATTGGATTAAATGCAGCGCGTGAAATCATTGCAACAGAATTGGCCAGAGCCGTGGGGATTCCGGCGTATTTTATTGACGCGCCGACAGGATCATCCATGACATATGCAAACGCCAGCACGGCGCGTCAAACTCTTTTAGATTTTTCACTGTTGCCGCTGATGAACAGCATTTCCAGTCGCTTATCAATGCCAGATTTCACACCTTCAACACAGCGCGTTGAATTTGATTTGAAAGCGTACCTTCGCGGATCAGAAAAAGAGCGAGCAGAAATTTACAAGATTTTATTTGATATTGGAGCAATTACTACCGAAGAAATCCGACAAATGGAAGAGATGATCTCATGAAGCTAACAACACCGATCACAATCACAGCCGCCGATTCAGATGCTCGCACAATTACGGGCCGCATCGTTGCATTTGATGAGCCCGCAAACGCATCGACTGGAAAAGTCGTATTTGCAAAGGGATCAATTCAACCGGCTCAAGTTTTTTTGAATTTGGAACATGATCGCACACGCCGAATTGGTAAGAGCATGGAAATGTCACTTGATGGGGATTCTGCAATCAACGCGACTTTCAAAATTAGCAACACCCAAGCCGGGTCAGATAGTTTGATCGAGGCAATGGATGGATTGCGTGACGGGTTCAGCGTGGAATTGATGGTCGAGGATTATGTCCAAGAAAAAGGCTACATGAAAGTGCTGAAGGCTGAGCTCACAGGCGTTGCGCTTGTCTCAGAGCCGGCTGTGCGATCTGCCAGAGTGGCCGAAGTCGCCGCAAATCAAGATTCTGAAACTCCAGAAGTATCAGATACAAAAAACCCAAATGAAGGAGACAAAGTGGAAAACTCTACCGAACAAGTCACCGCTCCTGCCGTTGAACCGGTAGCAGCTCCAGAAGCTGAGTCAGTGCAGGCATCATCACGCCCAAGCTACTTCTCAGCACCTCGATCACCTATCACTAGCAAGGTCACTTATCTTGAGCACTATCTCAAGGCGAACATTTTGCATGATGAGGATTCCCGTCAATATGTTAAGGCTGCCGATAACACCACATCAACAGCACCGGGCATGATCCCAACACCACAGAGCACCACAGTCATCAATGCGCTTGCAAATGCAGATCGCGGAATGATTGACGCGCTAAGCCGCGAAGCTTTGGTTGGCGAAGGCATGACATTTGAATTGCCAAAAATCACAGCCGTCCCAACGGTTGCCAACATTGCAGAAAATGCAGCAATTACAGAATCAAATCTTTCTGCAACCTTCTTGAGCGTCCCCGTACAAAGCTTCAAGGGTCGCGCGATCAGTACGATTGAGCTCATCGACCGGTCACGGCCTGAGTACCTCACAGCTCTTCTCGCTAATCTTGAGTTCGCGTATGCAAAGGTCACAGATGAATTCGCTGTCGGCACAATTGCAGCAGCCGGTCAGCAGACTGGCGTCAATGCAAACACAGCGACTGGTTTCCTTGGATATACATCACAGGCAGCTGGAGCGGTTTACAATTCATCACTTGGATTCGCCCGAAACATCGTGGTCTCACCCGGACAGTGGACCAACATCATGGGATACAACGACAATGGAGCACCGCTATACAATGCGGCGCAACCTAGCAATGCGGCCGGAAATGTTCGCGGCGACAGCTTGCGCGGCGTAGTTTCACCGGGTCTGAATCTTTTTGTTTCTCGTTCAATTGGTAACGCTGGCCCTACAACATCAACCGGAGACTTCTCAATGGTTGTTGTCAATCCAGATGCATGGACATGGTATGAGTCACCTCGATTCAACCTTCGCACAAATATCAACAGCGATGGAACCATTGACATTCTGTATTACGGCTACGCTGCAATTGCTCCAAAGATTCCATTTGGCGCATGCTGGAACCAAAACTAATCAAACATAATCAATAGCCGTCGCTCCCGGCGGCTAGGGATACGAAAGGGACCGAAATGCCATCAATCGTGACAGCCTCACAGCTGAGATCAATTCTTGGCGTTTCGGTTTCTTTGTATAGTGATGCTCAGTTGGATTCTTACATAGATTCCGCGGAGCAAACGATTTTGCCATTGCTTACCCAATACCAATCATCGGTGACTTTTTGCAATGTGAATGATTCCGTCATTTACTTCACCACAATGCGGCCAAATTATTTTGTGCCGGGTCAGTCTGTAATTGTTACCGGGGCCGGTACTTACAGCGCGACTTACACGGTCACCGATGATCGGATTGAGCCTTATACCTTTACAGCTGCGACAGCGGCGGCTGATCGTACTTATCCGCTGCCGTTTATTCCGAACGCGCTGGCGACTTTATCCGGTGGATCAGCCGCCTCACTTTATGCGAACACGCCCCCGGTTGAAAACGCGATATTGGTTGTTGCCGTTGAAATCTTTCAGAGCATCACAGCCCCCGGCAATGCAATCATGAGCGATCAATTCCAGCCGTCCCCATTTGTATTAGGTCGCAGCTTGAACAATCGTGTCATCGGACTTTTAGGGCCGTTTTTGGATGTTGAAACGATGTGCCAATGAGTATCGAATCGGCAATCCGTACCCCGCTCAAAAACGCGCTTTCAACAATTGCGGCGAATGTCTATAACGGCATTCCCGAAGTTATGACAAGCCCATCAATTGTTTTGGTTCCGGATTCACCTTATTTGGAATCGACTCTCATCAATGGAACAACAACGAAAGTCCGGATCAATCTTCTGGTCACTGGCGTTGTTGGATATTCTAACAATGCAGCGGCATTGACTAATCTCGAAGATTTAATGATCGACATCATTTCCACGATGCCCGGCGGTTATGTGGTCGGCGATGTCAGTACCCCATCACCTTTGGAAGTCGGCGCAGGAAAATTCTTGACGGCTGATTTGCAAGTCTCAACTTACTACACCGACTAGGAGAAAATAAATGCCAACAACAATCATCACCGGCAGAGACATCACTTTCAGCATTGCCGCTGCAAATTATGATGCTCAAGCCACATCGGCGACTTTGACAGTCGATTCGACAGTGAACACATATCAGACACTTGACGGAAAAGCATATTTCACCACAGACACGCAGGGCACCTTTGCGGTTGAAATGCTGGCCGATTGGGGTGCATCTGGATCACTTTGCGAAGCTTTGTGGACAGCTGCGACAAACGCGCCAAACACTGGCCTTTCAGTTATCTTCGGAGCAGATTCAGGCGCATCATTTGCCTTCGATGTGCAGCCAATTCTTCCATCTGCCGGCGGTACAGCACCAGACGCGCAGACTGTCTCACTAGCCTTCACATGCGTGACAACACCAATTCTCACAATCACTTGATAAAAGAAACGGGAGCAAAATGAAACTAGCAATCACAATCGAATACAACAACGGCGATTCTGCAACCTACATTGCAGCACCACCGGAGTGGGTCAAATGGGAGAAAAGTACGGGGAACAACATTTCCCAAGCTCAAGACAAGATTGGAATCTCAGATTTGGTCTTTCTTGCCTATCACGCCATGAAGCGTGAAGCGGCGGGTAAGCCGGTCAAGCCAATTGAAGTTTGGACGGAAACGATTGCCGATGTGATCGTTGGTGCAAACGA